TCGGATACAGCTTAGCGAATCTCTGCGATTGAATACCCGCCCACGCCATCGCGTCAGCCTGATTCGTGTCAATGAACGTCAGCAAGTTGTCTGCGATGACGGATACATCATTGACCGATTGAGCCGGAGTCCAAGCCATATTAACTAATTGTCAGCCCTTTCGCCTTGCCTCGTAATACCGTCAACAAGCCCTTCTGCAACTCTTTCTGCATCGCCGTTCGCTGAGGTTCGCTGAAGTTTATCGGCGATCTCTGCGGCATCTTCGACGTGCCCGATTGATGATAACGCCCATACGGAACCTTCGAGCCGATGCTAAACTCTTGCTCTCGCTTTTCAAGCACGCTGTCGCCTGTGTTCCCCGTCAAAGACCGCATCAGCCGACCCGTTCGCTGTAATATCGGCATACCGGGATACGCTTTAGCTTTTGCTTTCGCATACGCTGCCGATAACTCTTTCCATTTACCGCTACGTCCAGCCCCGCCTTGTGAGGCGAACTGCTCACGCTCAATGGCGTAGAAAGCTCGTTCCGCGTATTCCCAAACAGGTCGTAGGTCGCTGATCGTTTGACCGACACCTAAAAACGTGCGGTCTAACTCTCTGACGCCTTGAACCTCGAATGTGAAACGCATCTCTTATCTCGTTTACGCGAACCCGAACCGCGTCGAATATCGCTGCTTATACTTTGCCGCAACCTCAACCGCGATAGCCGGAATTTGCCTTATTCGCACCGTCTCGCCAGTCTCGGTCAATGCCGCAAATGCAGGGTCACTCGTTCGCCATACGTGGATTGCGAGCGATGTAACCGCCTGAGCAATGTCACGCGGGATAGCCTCAAAACCGTAGATCGCCTCTACGTCAAATGCCGCCTGATCCTTCCAAACTATATCAGTCGCCTTTAACAGCGTGTCGCCCGCCTCTCGATACTCAGGGACGGTCGCCTCTGTGCTTAATATCTCAACAATACTGCCCGGCTGATATACGTCGATCTTCAAATATCGCGTCCCGTTTCCGTAGAACGTGCGAATCTCTTCTATACCTGAGGACGCGTCAAAGAAACCTCTCGGCACTTCGCACATATCATCGAACATTGCAGAAGCGGCCTCGCAAAGATCGTCTTGAGCCAATTCACCCAACTTGTCGATCTCTTCCGCGAAGTCCGCTAACTGCAATCGCTCGATGTATGCACTCATTCAACTAGCCCTTTAACAGCGTGCCCGTTCGCGGAACAATGACATACATATCCGCGTTACCCGTTATCGCCACCGCAGTCTGTGAGTTCGCCTGCAATCCGTAATCTCTAAGTCCCCTCGACATAGTTATTTATTCTCCTTGGCGCTTTCCGCCTTATTTGCCGACGCACGAGGTTTCCGTTTCGGCTTCACCTCTTCCGCGCCATTCGTGTCCCCTGTCTCTGTTTCCTTAGCCTCGCCAATGCCATACTTCGCGGCTATCTCCGGCGAGATGATCTGTCCTTCGCGGGCAAGCAAAAACGCGGCCTCTTCATCGGTCGCCGCTATTGCCAGTCTGTCCGCTGTCAAATAAAGATCGCGTGTCGCCCTGATCTCTTTCATATAAATCTCCTCTGTCTTTGACACTCTCCAACCAAGCCTAACGGCTATGGATTGGAGATTCTAAAGACACGCTTTGCCCAACGGCATACGTTACGTCTTTACGGGTTTGACCAGCCCGTATAAATAGGGGCGGCAGAGCCGAGGGATACGTAGCCAATACCGCCCCTATTATCAGCACATACGGGCTGCCTAGATACCCGTCACCGTGCAGAACGCAAGCGGTCTGTAAACCGCAAGTGCAAGACGCTGCTCAACGCGGATCGTCATTCGGTTCGTTACGAAGTCATCCTCATTCTGATTCGACATATCAACGGTCACACCCTGACGGTCGAATATCTGAGCACCGAAGCGGAACGCACCCACGAGAGCCGTGCCCTCACTGATCGCGGTCGTAACTACAACAGGCAGATTCCACAGCATATCGGGGGCGATACCTCCGCCGTTGCCATAAGCACCCGTAAAAGGGCCGCCGCCGAAATACTGATTCGCACCATCTTTAGCCAGGCGAATGTCCTGCCAATCGTTCGGATGAATCACAATGCCGTCCGGTTCAAAGAATCCGACAGAACGGATCTTCGTCATCGCCCGATAGATCGCATCAGCGCGAGTGTTCACGCCGAGAGCTTCCGTTTGAATGCCGCTCGTCTGCAAGATACCCGTCAGATTCGACCCCGAACCGTTGCCGTTAAGCAACTGATCCTCTTCCGTGATGCCGTTCATCAGACGCAAACGGTTGTCAACGTATGAACGCAAGCCGGGAAAGTCCGCCCACATTTCATCGGATACCTTGCTTGTGACAGCGATCTTCTTAACCGGAGCGAAGACGTCCTCAAGTGCGAACGTCGCCTCGGGCTTCAAGCCGCTTTCCGCAACGGTTGTCGCCGCGTTCGAGAAGCTCGTTTCGCGAATATACGGGACGCTGTTCATTACGGTCGTGCCCTGAGCCAACAGGTTACGGATCGTCAAACGCTGCCGCTCTATCAGAACGGGCATACCGCCGTTGCCCTGATAATTGATATACGTTTCCTGACCCGTCGCAGCTGTGTCAAAGGTCGCCTTGACCGCACCCGGCATTACCGCATTCTTCAGCTCGAATGAGAGATTAAAACGGCGCTTGCCGCTCTCTTCCCACGCTTTAGCCGCCTCACGGAACGCTTCGGAGTTGACCAGCCCGAAGCCCGGAGTTTCCGGCGCTCGCGGAGTAACTACGCCCGGCTGATACGTGCCGACACCCGCCGCCTTCGATTCGCGAGCAGGTTCATTCAGCAAGTTCTTTGCCGATTCGATCATCTGCTCGCGCTCGATCTCGCCCTTGAGCGATTTCACTTCATCAGCCAACGCGTCAAACGTCGCCTGATTCTCGTCCGTGCGTTCGGCTTCGTCGCCTTCCATTTTCGCTTGCAGTTCCGCTATCTCTTTCAGCTTCTCTGCCATTATCGTTGCTTTCGTTTTCATAGATATAACCTCACTTCTCTTTCGTTAAAGTCCGAGGCTGTCGATTCGCAGCCTATTGAGCCTCAAACGATTCGCTACAAGTGAAGTGCCAGCCTTTGCGCTGACGGCTTCGGCTTCGTCGCCATTCGTTGCCTCGCTCATATCCGTCTCCTGTCCGTTCACGACCTCACCTGTCAGCATATCGCGTAACTCGCCTGCTGATGTGTAGATCGCGTCTATCAATCCTAGTTCGTTGCCGTCGATCTCACGTCCGCCCTGCTTTACATCTGCGGCAAATGCCTGTATCTGCATCGCCAATACACCTATCGGCATCAGTGCGGACTTTGCGTAAACGGCCTCTGTCGCCGCGTTCGCACCCCAAAGGACATCACTCGTATCGTAAAGTTTAACCTCTTTCAATTCGCGGATAGTCTGCTCATTCTCGGTCACCTCGGTCGCCTGAATCACGTCATAGCCGAACGACATCTCGTTAATGTCGCCAGAGTCTATCGCCTGAAGCACCCAGTCTGCGAAGTCGTTCTTATAATACTCACGCGAAACAAGCAGCCCGCCCGTTGCTTCGGGAGCGTATTCGAGCACTGCCTTAGGCAAATCTTCACGCCCGACCTCTCGCAACTCTTTGATAGATGCTATCGGGGGCTGTCCAAATCCGTGATTCCAAAGATGCTTCACCCGCGAACGATTCTCTGTGATCGTCTTCGCGAACGCCCCCGGCATCAGCCTGTCACCGTATGAGTCCACATTGCCAAACACCGCCGCGATGCCCGTTCGCACTCGCCCGGCTGAATCTGCCTTGATCTCGAAATACGGTATGCTTTTAGTTTCTCGTTTCATATCTCGTATGCCCTTAAACACGAATAAGCCCGCATCGGATAGACGAGCATACACGCTGGCCTATCTGATACGGGCTTACCCGTCTTGGCTTTTGGAGAAGAACCAATGTAACGAACCGAGCTGTGTCACCAACCCGCTCCCCTACACTTGTTAATCTACATTCTCAAACAACCGCCTGTCAATCGAATTTTTATCAAATTTGAGCCTCGCCGTGTATCGCTACAATGAAGCACCTGCACCTATCACCGCCCTCACATTCCGCGTTTGGCGTTTGCGGCAATTCTTCCGGCGATGCTGCCTCCACGCCGTCCCAACTCTCACACGGCGAACACGTCAACGCATCGAGTATCGCAGAGTATTGGTAACGGTCAATGAAGTCTTCCTTTGCCTCTGCCTCATCTGATCGCCCGCCCTGTATCGCCGCGTTAGATGCCGCGCCCGCGTAGCCGTCAACCCACTTGTCAGATTGGTCGCGTAGCTGTCGCCCGACATACTCGCCTATACCCGCACCCGCGATCCCTAGCACAGTAGCCGTCGCAAATTGATTGATCGCCCGCGTCTGTATCTCGTTCGTTACACGTGAAACGGTCGTATCTGCCAGCGTGTCTATCAACTCGGCATTCTCGCCGCCCGTTACTATCAGCCCGCCGACACCTTGCCGCGAGAGTTCCGATACTATCTGAGCTTTGCCCGTCGCATATGCCCCCGCGATAACTTGCCGGATACGTGCTATCAATTTCGTCGGCGGAGTCAGTATCAACTCGTAGATAGTTTCAGGCGTCAGCGTTTCCACGTCTTTGATCGCCTCCGCTATCAACTCGCCGCGTAATGCCATTAACGCCGAGAACAACCGTTCGCGATGATAACGCTGCGACGATGCAATGCTCTTGAAGTCAATGAGCTTTTCTATCTCGTTCGGTTCGCGTGAGAGAGTCAGCCCGTCGAAGTCCACCGTTTTTTTTTCGTGGACGTGCCCCACCTCCAGCACTTCGGCCTCTATCACATTATCGCTCTTATTCTCAATACCGTCGCCAAGGAACGCTTTCACCGCATCGTCATTGTCGCCATTTCCGTTGTCATCATTCCCGCCATTGCCTGCCGTTTGCGGAGCAGGAGCACGATAGAATGTATCGCCTTCCTCTTCCTCGATACTGTCCTCACCAATAGCCGTTCTCGCCTCATTGAGCGTCAACAGCCCGCCGCGATAGCCCGCAATTGCCCGCTTGTAAACGCCGTCAACGTCCTCTTGCAACGCCATCACCTTAGACAAGTCCCACGTCACCCGCACACTACCGTCTTGAATAGATTCGATGCCCTCGAATTCCGGTAGCAGATTCCACGTAATGAATTGCCTGATGCTCTTCAACTCAGGCGACATCGTGTTCATCCAAAAGTCCTCTTGAGCCTCGCGAACCGACGCACGCTGATTAACGTGAAGCAAGCCGACATACGCCCCTATCAGTATCGGCGGAACACCGAACGCCATACAGATACGCGATTCGATCTTTGACGTGATGCTGTCCGATTCCAACTCGTCCAACTGAGCACCGATAGATTGATACTCCACCTGCGAGCCGTCAAGTATCGCCGGGCCGCCGCGCATAGAACCGTTTCGCCCATACTTACGCAGCCACGCCGCTTGCCACGCCGCCGCTTCGTCTTCGGTCAATCGCCTGTCCTTGATATTGATGATCCCGCTGGGCGTGCCCTGATTATTGAAAAAAGCCCGCACGTAATCCGTCAATGACGTATCCGTGTCAACACTCCCCAATGCCAACGCCACAGGCGAGATATTCGAGTAGATACTCGCAAGCGATTGCCTGCGCCGTATCATCAATTCCTCGGGCTGAAACTCGATCTGTATCCCGTCGCGTTGATACACGTAATGCGATAGCCGATAGCCGTTGCCTGTGTAGGCATACTCAGGGCGAATATACGCAGGATTCAACGGATAGAGCTGTATCGGCTGCCCCGCTCGATTGCGTATCACTTCGGCATAGAACACGTTAGCAAAGTTCTCGCTCGCTATCCACGCCCGCCGGAAACTCTCACCGTCATCATACGGGTTCGGCTTGTTGAACAGATTAACCAACGGATGCGATTCCTCAGGTTCGTATTCACCTGTGCTTGCATTCAATCGCTCAACGACCAACTCCGCGTCACACGCCGCCTGTGCCTTCTTTTCGATACACGCGTAAACGATCTCGCTCCGGCGAATATACCTTAACAGCGATTCGTAGCTCGTATCGGGAGCTTGCAGCTTCGGCATCGGCATTCGCGATAATATCCGCTCGGTCGTGTTCTCCGCCTTTAGGTCAAGCGATACCAGATCGCCGCTTTGCTTTGCCCTGTCGCCCCGGCTGATGCCCAACCAATCCGTTAATATACTCATTCGCCTGTTACTTTTCGCGAGGCAGTCCAAGCCCGCGCGTTCTGATGTTCAACACCCTGTCAATCGCTCTCACTTCGCGGATAAGCTGTCCGCGTTTATCAAGTAAGACTTCCCGCGCCGTCTTGATCTTAACGCTGATACCGCCCGCCGCAGCCATCGCGTGCCGTTCCCTCTCCGCTTTCTTTATAACACGAATTGGACGGCTTCGCTTCTTTGTTTCGTGATGTTGCTTCATTTTCCTTCTCTCAGCCAAAGTAAATACCGACGCCCTTTGACACGCTTTCCAGTCCATACCGCATACCGTCGCACGCGTGATTTACCGCGTCAACGGGTTCGTCTAACAGGTTATCCCCTTTGTCCGCTTTCCAGCAATATGTAGCGATCTCGTCTAGCAAATTGCGTGATTGACGCGTGATCTTCAGCCGATGCCGTTTGACCGCCGAGATGCCGTCTTGCACACTCCCTTTATACTTATTACAGCCGCGTGCGTTATATCCGGCGAGATACAGAGCCTCTATCATCTCAGGTCGTGCGTTATCGCAAACCATCGGGACACGCTTACTTAGGTTCAACGCCGCCATACGCGCCTTGAGCGTGTCTGCCGTCAACCCCGTTTCGTATAGCACTTCGTTGACCAGCAGCGTCTTACGGTCTTGCCCCGCGTCATCTATGACCTTGCCCGCCACGATAGCCGTGGGGTCGTTGTAGCCGAAGTCCACGCCGTAGAAGTCAGGCTCGATATTCTCCGGCCATTCGTCAACTGTTTCAAACTCACTGTATATCAAGCCCTCGTAACTTACGCCCCATTCGCCCAGCCCGTCCACGCGATACCGCTTTACGTCGAGCCGTTGCAGGCTCTTTAAGAAGTCGATCGTAGATCGCGGACAGAAGGGATTGTCCCAATAGTTAACGAACAGCTTCTCACAATCGTATAACTGCTGCTCGAAAAAATCTTTGTATATCCACGCGTTCCGGCTGATAGGGTTGAACGTGAAATGAAACTGAGTTTGGATATCGTGCGCGTTCCGCAAACTGCCGACAATATCGAAGAAGTCTTGCCTGCTGATCTCATTTGTTCGTGTGATAGGCTCTTCCGCCCAGAAGTCTGTCGGGTCTGCAACCGAGCGCAAGCTATCGGGCATCTCGAAACTGCCGCCAATAAGAAAGTTTCCCGTTGCCGTGCACGTGATCTTCATTGACGTATCGAGGAACTCGAAACGCCCTTGAAAGCACTCGAAGCGATTAACTAAGTCCTTGAATAGCTGATACTGAGAGAGCCTAACATTCTTCTGAGTATCGCGGGCGAACACCGTGCGGCAATACTCCGGCTGCATAGCCTTTGTCAGAAAGTAGATTGCCTTTGTCCACGACTTAGCCGAGCCTCTGCCGCCATACCATATCTGATACGGTCGTCGGCTGTTCCACACCCGCGTAAACTTGTCAGGGATTTGCAGAACGTGCTTCGTCTTAGGTGTGCTGTCCGCCATAGTCTAGTCATCGGGCTTGTCCGCACCTGCCACGCCTTGAATGATTATGCTGATCGGAGCGCCGCCCGCTCCCGTGTGCTCAATAGCGTGCTTATCGGTTTGCTTCAGGCGATTCTTACCGAGCCACACGAGCATCGTTTTATCGCCGCTCATAGCAACTTGAAACTGCTTTGCTCGAAGCAATTCGTCGCCTTTCGCCTTTCTTTCTTGCGAAAATGCCGAAAAATCTTGATTAAGATCGGACTTGCAGCGATTGTAAAGCGTATCCCTGTCACAGCCGATAGTCGCAGCGATGCCCTCCGCCGTTGCTCCGGCTTCTAACATCTTGCCAACCTTATCCCAATCTATGATCGCCTTCGGTCGGCCTGCTGATCTTTTTGGTGTGTTAGGCATATTGTTGGAGCGTCACGGTCGAACTTGCACCGCCTTTATCAGTTTGGAAAACTGCCGCATCACTATCAATGCTTGTTACGCGTTTTGGATATGGTTTCGCTAACGGTTTGAGGCGTTCCCGCATCTCATTATCGAGGGGCAAGTAATAGCTGTGCTTCCATTCACGCGGGCCATACTCAACATCATTGAAATTCGCGTCATCGGGAACGAGGTCGGTTATCTTTTGCTTTTTGATACTCATTTGATCTTACGCCAGCACCTTACCGCCGACGAATACGATGACGAGCCACAGAAGCACGGCAACTGCCACCGCCGCGAGTGCTATCAGAGTATCGTTCTCGGTCTCGTCGCGTTTCATTGCTTTAGCTTTCGAGGAACACCGCCAGGGCATCGTTGTATGTTTCGATGTCCTCGGCTGCTTCGAGTATGCCTGATTCGAGTGTTTCGATAGCTGTTTCAAGTGCCGGGTCTTCGGTCGTCTCTAGCCGTTCCTTCGCTGCGTGATAGAGTTCTACCGAACGCCCTATCTCTTTCGCTGCCTGTCCGATGCGGTCTAAAATAATCACGTGAGCCATAATGTTTATCTATCCTGAGTTTGATGGTTGCCTTCAGCCGCTCTGAGTTCGTATCCAACCTTGCGGGCTTCTGCAACTTGAATCGCATGAAGCATTTCCTCGATGCGCTGTAATTTCAGCTTTGTATCGAGTGACTGCTCTTTGAGTGCCTGAATGGCTTGCGTCTGTTGTTCATTCTCACGGGACATAGACGCGATGCCGCCGATATATTGAAATGCTAATGAAGCTAGTATTAGGGCAGTGCCGATGATCCAAAGTGTGCCCCGGCTAAGCGTGACCTCAGATGATGCTGCCTTGTCGATCTTTTCCACGAGTAAAAGTCTCCGTTCGAGCGAGTTTGTAGAAGTTGAATTGGCCTTCCTGTCTTTTGATCGTGAGTATGCAGGCTTATTTACGTTTGACTGTTCCTCGTGCTCGACGGTCATCTTACCGTTAATGAGCACTGTATCAATGCTATGCGGTTGAGCGAATGTCGCATCAAAGCGACCGTTATTTGCCATCTATATACACCTCTAGGCGATTGCGGAGCGTATCGCGACCAAGAACACGCTGAGAGAAAAGCAATCGCCGCGTTAAAAGTTAATTACCGGGAAAAATGCAGTTGCAGGGCGAAGTATCGACATTTACATACGCCGCCCACCTAAGCCACGCGATGCGTTATCTGCCGCCGATACCAAGCAAAGCGAACACCCATTGAACAC